ACCGATGTAACCGTACCGTTACTAGTAGACGGGGTAGAAGGCGGTGCAAGTTGCAAGTCATCCAGCGACGTTTGGTTGTTGCCGCCGCCAGTCAAATTGAACATGTTCAAGAAGAACCGATACCACTCACGCGACATTAAACCTGTCCTTGGGTCGATAAACTCGACCCGTGAGGACGGCAAGTTCGTTATATTAAGTTGTTCAGGCATTGGTCGGGCTCAGAATTAATTCAGCGCCCATAATGGCCACTTTTACTGGATCAGTGCCCGACACTTCATAAACCCTGTCCCGCAGCTTAAGCGTCATGCCAAGCCGACGCCAAAACACCCGCTGGTAGTACGCCCCGATCTTGCCCATTGATGACCAATGCTCGTTTGACCACGTATGGCCGCCGTCATCAGACCAGCGCAGCATAACTTGTGGGTCTTCGCCTTGGCCAGTAACCAAACCAGTGCCAGATTCGCAATTCAACTGCAAGCTGTGGTGGGCGGTGCGTTTGAGGTTGTTTTGCCCGCTGGGCAAAGCTCGCCATGACCGCAACCATTTTTGAACGCCGTCGTTGTCAGCGTACGCGTCCAAAGTCATTTTGTAGATATTGCCGTTTTCAAAGTCGCCAACAATGGTGTTGCCTTCGTAATTACATTGGCAATTTGAACGGTGGCGGGTAAAAGCCCCGTTGTCCCACCCAGCGCGCTCATGCCACGCCTGTGTGGCTACGTCGTACACCCATGTGGCATTGCCAGATGGAAATGTCAAAACGTAAAACGAATGGCCTTCTTGCTGGTATGTATACGCCACTGCGTCTGAAATGTTGCCGTATTGAGCAATTGCGTATTCAATAGCGTGGGTAGAAATACGTTGGCCAGTGTAGCCATTGGCTCGGTAGACAATGCCTTGGCCACGGGCATCAGTGCCCAGCCAAAACAAACCGTTGTCCAACTTGGCCACTGAAAACGCTGCCACACAGCCAATCTCGTTAAACGCGCCTTGGATGCGGGTCAGTGGGAAGTCGGCCAAACCAGCGTCGTACCAAACTTCAATTGAGTCAGTACCAAACATCCATGCTTCACGGTGGTCTATGTTGATGGCCACCAAGCCGTCGGGTGAACCCTCAGTGCTGGCAAAGTCCAGCGGATCGACAGACAGGCCGTCAAGCAAAGAAGTCACCCAAACTTTTTGGCTGTTGGGCTCGTTAAACACAAAGTAACCATCCAAGTAGCCAACAGTCACAGCGCCTGGAAAGTCAGGGTCTGTGATCTGCTGAAATACGTCAGTGACTTCGTTGTAAATGTAACTGTCAGGATTGCAGGCAAAAAACAATTGTGTGCCGTTGTCAGCAATAGACACAGGGCCAGTGCCGGTTACCGCGCCAAGAAACCTTGGCACTCCCGTCATGCTGTCAAGTTTATAAACCTCCAAACCAGACACCACATAAAAATCCGAGCCATTGGTTTGATGCGCCCAAAGCGCTCTAATCGGGCCAGAGCCAACAGTTTGCAAAAGTTCAAGCCCAGGGCAACGTGTCAGAAATGCAGCGGTTTGACCGCCGTCTGGCGTGGCCTCGGGGTACAGATTGACCATGCGATTGTCGGCAGCGTTGATGCTGCGCGCAACATAGCTGGAGCCAAGAATCGGCGTTTGCATCAATAATTCCCAGCATAGATGTTGAAGCGCTGGCGGGTGGCCACAATGGCGTAGGGCATGGACATCACGTCATCAGGGTTGTTGATGCGTTTCAAGTTACGCTTGGATGTCATGGCAATACGCTGAACTTGTGGGCTGGGCTCCACGCCAAATTCAGGTGCGATTTCCATCGCCAAGTTGTAAACAAACGCCCGCAGGTAGCCTGGCGGGAACAGGATTTCGGTTACTAGCGTGGCAGGCTGAGTCAATTCCTCAACCGAAATAAAGTGCCATTCCAAGTCCCGCGTGGGCTGTGGATAGATGGTCATTTCAACATCAGGATAGGTCATATTGACAAAAATGACCTGTGGATAAGTAGACGTCACGGTTTTGACCGCAATGCCATCGTATTGCTGTTGATTGATAAATTTGATGCCAAACGACACGTTGGTGCCTGGGTCGCGGTAGTAGGTAGCGTCATCCAACAATACTGGCCGGTTACCTACAAAATTACCTGACGGGCCAAGAGTGCGCGTAATTTGACCCGCAGGCCAAGTAAACATCTGATCTTGGGTGCTAAAAACAGCCAAACGCTCAGTGTTCCATGAATCAATCATTTGATTCAGCGCCATCAGCGAATCTTGAGACACGGACGCGGAAGTTGTCTCACCTTCAGCCAACACACCAAGCAATCGCAATGCTCTATTTATCTGATCGCCAGCAGTGTATGTGGCCATGTTTATGCTCCTTGTTCGACCGCCTCTACTGGTCGGCTACGACGACGTTTAACTTCCAGTTCGTTGACAACAGGAGCCACCTCATCAGGTGTGTCTAAAGTATATCGCACCCAGCCATTGTTTTCATCCGCAACAGCTTCCATTTCTATGTAAGCTATTTTGCGACCGTGAACTTCGTGTTTGAGATAGATCATGTAAGTAAGGGGCTGTTTAGGCCCCTTGGGTTTAGCTTGCGCCGTGGATGACGCAAAAGTTGATGACAACAGCTTCAGACAGCGAGCCACCTGAAATGTTACGTAACGTGATGCTGACAGAACCAGTAGCAAGCGCGTTGGCAAATACGTTGTATGAGCCAGCGGTAGCTTGACCACCAGAAATAGTCAAAACCACGGTGTCATTTGCACTGATAGCGCTGTTGTTTAACGTAAATGTTGCGTTGGTAGCGGTAGCCAACGACGCATTATTCATTGTGATGCGGCCCATGCTCTTGTCCAGCGTTACCGCTGTCGATTTGCTTGTTGCTTGGGTCACAGTACCTTGAGCAGATGCAGCGTAGCCGATCTCCTCAGTTGCGTACATTGTGCTGAATTCGGGATCCAGATATGCAACGCCAGTAGCTTTTGTGTTTGATGGCATGATGTTTCCTTTAAAAATAGGGGCCGAAGCCCCTATTTAGGTTTTTAAGACACGCGGTACAAAGACCAAGCGCCATCGCCAGTTTTCACTGCGCGATAGTTTTGGGCAGTACCAGCGGTGGTAACGGTCATCAAGCCTTGTGAGCCAGAAGAACCAATTGACCAGCCGGTGTTGGTAGTGATGGTGATCACGCCGCCGCCAGAACCGTTGGTATTAATCACCACAAACTCCAAGCTGCTGTTGACTTTGGCGCTAGGAACTGCTGCGTCCAGATCAGTAGCCAAAGGCAGTGTGTATGCCGCTGCAGTTGTAGTGGGTGTGCCCAAAATAATACCGTTCAGAATTTGAGCAGTTGTCAGTGTTGCAGTGACAGTTGCCGTTGCTGGAGTAGCTTGGGTGTTAATTTGAACTTCTGCAAGATTGCCGTCACCAACTTGGTAACCGCCTGTGCCGTTAGGTAATGCCATGATATTTTTCCTTCAAAAAAGTTTTTGATCAACCCCAGATGCGGCAGGCCATCTGTGGACGAATTGTGCTGAAGCCATACAGAACGTCAATACGGCAAGGCATACGGTCGTTGTTGATGTCGTACTGACGAACAACGCGCAAGCTGATACCGTTATGAACTGCGCGAGCAGCCATATCGACGCCTTGGGGCAGCAACAAATCGGCGGTCGCAAAAGTGATCGCGTCTTTGTGGTAGACCAAGTTTTGTGCGTAAGCAGTAGAAGCAGCGCCCACGAAGGTCACGGCCTTGCTGTTTTGTGGCAGCACATTCACAGTAGCCAATGCGTGGTTGGCCGAGTACATAGGCGCAACAGTCACAGTCCAAGTACCAGCCACAGCAGTGGCAGCAGCCAAAGCAACAAATTGGAACAATGAACCAGTGGTTTCACGGGTTTGTGGGTTGACAGCAAAGCAATCAGCAATAGTGAACACGTCGCCAGCAGCGATAGTAGTGGTCACAGAGCCTTGAGCCAATGTCAAAGTGGAAGAGCCTTCAGAAGTCACAGCAGCGCTGGTGCTGGTGGATGCAGAAGCATCACGTGAGCCAGTAGTGTGCTGTTTGATGGACTGAGACATGTTGACTTCATCAAAGCCCAACACGCCAGTACCCATCATGCCGTTCTTGAACTGCTTGCTAATAGTGTCGGTGGGGTTAAACAAACCTTTCATGCCTTCGACCAAGCCAGCGTTAGCGGCAGGGTTGACGGTGGCGTAACGAGGGGACATTACGGCAGCGTTTTCGTTCAGTTTTTGTTGCGCTTGCAACAGAACCAAAGAAGTGGCTGGAGTGGTGCCAGGAGTACCAACAGTGTTACCGATGGTTTTGTACGCATTGGCGACGTCAGCATCAATGCTGGAGGCCAATTGGCTGATACGAGGCTTCAACACACGCTCAGCAAAATCGTCCAATTGCATGGTCAATTCAGCAGATGTGAAGTTCACGCCAATGTGCTTTTGTGAAGCAACAGACAGGGTGGTGTACTGTTCGTTGTCGTCCTGAACTTGCAGGGCGGCACCGTCGGTCACCAGAGCGCGGTCGGGCAGGCGAATACGCAAGGTAGAACCAATCTTGGCACCTTCAACAGCAAAGCTGTCGTCGTACTGACGGTTCACGTTACGGGTGAGCACCAGGTTGTTCTCGAGGATCTCGAGAGCTTTGCGGGTGATCATGTCGATCGTTAAGATACTATTAGACATGGAAAAAATCCTTCAAAAATTGTTTAGCGGTTGGCTTGCGTTTGCCACTTTTTCATCTGCCGTGCTCTTTCAGCTTCAATCCACTGCGAATCGGTCATGGTCTTGGTAGACCGTGGATCCGTAGTGTCATAGGCTGGGCCCCCAGAGGAGCGAGCTGTGACAGGCGAAATCGGTGCTGGCGCAGACGTGGTTCTTTTCACAGGAGGATCGTTGGCCATTTTGGCCTCAATCTTCCCAATTTCTTTGGCTTGCACGATAGGCGAAAGACGAGAAATTCGATCTGCTTCCTTGGGGTTAGCACCGAGGTAGTAAGCTACTTCAGGGCCTATGTCCGAGGCTCGGATCGACTCAGCCATCACATCAGTAATTGGAAGTTTTGGGTTGTAGGCGACTTGTTCAAAGTCATCGTACTTACTCCGAGCTTCTTCTTCACGTTCGTGATAGGACTCAAGAATTGCAGATTGCTGCCGTGCTTGTTCTCGCTGGGCAAGCAGTTGTTCGGCTTTCTGGTAGGCCAATGCGTCTGCATAGGCTTCAGGGCTTTCAAACTGATCGACTGACGAAATTTCGGCTGGCGCTCTCAGCGTTTGGGCTTCCGCCTGACGTTGAGACTGCTCTCTTTCCCACTTACGTTGCTCTCTTGCAAGTCGTTTGCCGATTGCTGCATCAAGCTCTTCTTGGGTAAAAACCTTCGATAGCTCTTTTGCTTCTTCAGCGACTTCCGGCGCAATTATGTTTGTCTCAGGAGTGGCCGTCACTTCTGGAGCTGGCGCGGAGTCTACTTCCGCTAAGGGTTGTTGGACTTCTTCAGTCATTTTGAATCTCAATGATTCCCTGGTGAACCTCACCAGTACGGGTTTTGGCCATTATGCCGTCAATGCGGCAACTTTGGCTTGGAAATCTTTAACGCGAGAGTCAAGCAAAGCTTGGTCAGCAGTCAACTTGGCTTGAACAGCATCCAAGCGGGCTTGGTTCTCACGCTGTTGCAGCTCACGGGTATCGGATGTGGATTCACGAACAGCCAGTGCGGTTTCACGGGAAACGCTAGACGCGTTGAACGTTTTAACCTGGTCAGCCAACTCGGCTTCACGGGCAGTCAATTCATCAAGCTTGATTTTGGCTTTGTCGTTTTTGTCTTTGGCAGCGGCCACCAAGGCAGCGGCTTGTTCTTTGGCTGTGGCCAACTCTTGCGCGGCTGTTTCACGGTCAGCCAACGCATTTTGAACCGCAGACATTGCACCTTGGCGTTCAGCCAGTTCTTTTTGCAGATTAACCAAATTGGTCAAGTCCGCAGGCAGTTGTTTCTGAATGTACTCAATCAGATTAGTGTGGTTCATAGAACCGCCATCACCATGAAAGTCCATGATTTAATCCTTTAAGCGTAGTAAGTAACGTTTAACTTCGCGCCTGCGGTTTGCTCAATAAATTGAATCTGAGACAAGTCGCCATCGTATTGCAAAGTAACACCTGCTGCCAAAGGCATACCGACAGAAGCGGTAGGTGCTACGCCGTCATCACGCCAGCGCACAGTTTGGGTTTCTGGGGTGATGATCGCAATGCGAGGGGTACCTACCAAACCAGTCAAATTTCTGGCAGGTACTGTTAATTTAGTGGCTGAGCTAAGACTTGTGATCTGCTGATACCCCATTACAGAGGTAATTGCCTTTAGGTTAATTGCCATTTAAAATCTCCTTCTTTCGGTGAATGACCGAAGTTTGACCAAAGTCTGCTCAATGGTGTTGATAATAGCAGAAAAGAAACTGCCTGAAAAGAAAGCGCCGTTGTAGAAATCATTCATACCTAAACCAATCGCTCCAAAACTATCAGTTACCAAGTGTAAATAACAGCATATCCGTCGCCGCCAGCTCCACCAGCACCGCCAAGTCCGGGGTTCATTCCAACACCGCCTCCGCCCCCACCGCCGCCATTATTACCACCGCGACCGCCAATGCCGCCAGCAGCCGCTGCTTGGTATGTAGCCCCACCACCACCGCCACCTGCGCCGCCTTTTGTAGAGTCGCCCGCTGCGCCAGCGCCACCATTGCCACCGGGAGCTGTGTTCGATCCATCAGTACCCGCAGTGCCGCCGCCACCTGTAAGAGTTCGTGCAGATGCGCCGCCTTCCCTTGCAACAGTTGAAACAGGCGTAGCAGTGTGCCCACCGCCAGAACCACCACCACCGCCACCATAAAGAGATGAGCCGCCTACGCCAGTAAGTGATACGTTGGTTGAGCCACCGCCTCCGCCTCCGCCAAATTCCGCAGATTGAGTTAGCGCAGCGCCTGCAACAACGGTTGCTACGCCACCAGTAGCCCCTGCTCCACCGACCACCCCTGCGGCAGAAGAAACTCCGGGAGCCCCGCCTGCACCGCCGCTGGTTGATCCTGTTGCGCCTGAAGCGCTTGTACCGCCCCCGCCACCGCCACCGGAGACTACCCCCGAAATTGCTCCACCAGCGCCGCCGCCGCCACCGCCAGCAAATAACAGAGCACCAAACGTTGTGGAGCCACCAATACCACCAGCACCACCGGCTGCGCCAGCCGCACCGGGAGTACCCGCAGTGCCGCCAGTACCAATGGTTACTGTAACAACACCCCCCAAATCAGAAGCTGCATACGCTGCGGTAGCCATTGCGCCGCCGCCTCCAGCAGCACCCCCTTTGGCAACAACAGCAGTAGCCAGCGAAGCGCCTGCACCGCCGCCGCCACCTGCGCCCCAGAGTTTTACCATTACGGTTTTGGGTATAAACGAGGTCGGCTTAGTCCAAGTATTCGCGCCAATTGTTGTAAAAACCTGAACGTCAGTTGGGCCGCCAAGACCCTGAGTAACCAATGTTCCGGCAGAGTTAATGCGGAAAAAATTATTCCCATCAAAAATAACCGACTCGTATGAAGAAAGTGTGCCGCTCCATAAAGTTACAGACGCCGAGCCGTCTGTCTGAATAATCGTAATAACGTTGGTAACCGAAGCGCTCTCGTTGTACACGCTCATAAACTTCACGCTACGTTGCGTAGAAGCGGCGGGTGAGTCAACTAAATCTGTTGTGGTTGCGGTTGCCACAGAACCAATAAGAGTGCGTCCGGGGGTTGTTGCGCTGGTTGTGTTGTCCACCCAGTCAGCAGACATATCTACAGAACCAGCCGCTGTAGTTACAACTTGAATTTTGTCTGATGTTGACGTTAGTAATAACATGGTTTGCCTTAGCTAAAAAACATATTTTGAAGATAAACCTGC